AAATGCCTTCGGAGAGCAGTTCCGTTGTGTCAAATGCCACAAACGGAATCGAACCTCCTAGAGCATACATGTCCGTTAAGAAATCCAAGAAGGGCGTACTTAAACAGATTGTCCCCCAATATGGATCTCTTAAGAACGCTTATACGCTTCTTTGGGATATGGAGTCCAATCGTGGTTATATTAATATTGTTTCTGTAATGCAGAAGTTTTTCGACCAAGCAATCAGTGGCAACTGGTCTTATAATCCGACTCATTATCCTAACAATGAGATTCCTATTTCCGTTTGGGCACAAGACCTTTTAACTACATATAAGTACGGTTGGAAAACCAGTTATTATCAAAACACTTATGATATGAAGGACGACGAGGTTGAAGAAACCACAAGTCAGTCTCTTGATAGTTTAATCTCTCAACTAGAAAACGCCGAGGAGGAAGATTGTGAGTCTTGTAAGATTTAAGACAGGGTTAGAGGAAAAACCAATGGTTGAGTCTATGACGGTTTTTAACTCTAACGAGGTTGATACTAAGAAACAACCAATGTTTTTTGGTCAACCTCTAGGGATTCAGAGATATGATTCTTACAAATATCCAATCTTTGATAAACTTACAACACAACAACTAGGTTACTTTTGGAGACCTGAGGAGGTCTCCTTACAAAAAGATCGCGGTGATTATCAATCACTGCGTCCAGAACAAAAGCATATCTTTACCAGCAATCTGAAGTATCAGATTATGCTGGACTCGGTTCAGGGTCGTGGACCTGGTATGGCATTTGCTCCATACTGCTCCCTTCCTGAACTGGAGGCTTGTATGAAAGTGTGGGAATTTATGGAGATGATCCATTCACGCTCCTACACCTATATTATCAAAAACGTTTATTCAGACCCATCTGAGGTTTTTGATACCATCCTCAAAGAGGATAGGATTATGGAGCGTGCGGTGACCGTTACGCAAGCGTATAACGACTTTATTAATTCAGCACATCAGTATGATAATTCTGCTGAGTGGATGCACGCATTAGAGCAAGTCCCCTACGCAAAAGAGGCAAGGTATGAACTCAAGCGCAAACTCTATCGAGCAGTTGCAAACGTTAATATTCTTGAAGGTATTCGCTTTTACGTATCCTTTGCTTGCAGTTTTGCTTTTGGCGAACTCAAGCTTATGGAAGGAAGTGCAAAAATCATCTCACTAATTGCTAGAGATGAGAATCAGCACTTGGTTATCACTCAAAATATTCTTAAGAATTGGATGAGTGGTGATGACCCAGAGATGAAGCAGATTGCTCAAGAGGAAGAGCAATGGTTGTATAAGGCGTTTGAGAATGCAGTCAATCAAGAAAAGTATTGGGCAGAATATCTGTTCAAGGATGGATCTATGATTGGTCTGAATGACAAACTGTTGCAGCAGTATGTCGAATGGATTGCCAACCGTAGAATGAAAGCAATCGGACTCAAACCACTCTATGACATTGCCGCAAAGAATAACCCACTTCCTTGGACAGAGCACTGGATTTCTTCAAAAGGTCTTCAAGTGGCACCACAAGAAACCGAAGTTGAGTCCTACATTGTCGGAGGAATCAAGCAAGATGTCACAGAGAACTCTTTTACAGGATTCCAACTATAACTGGGATACTGATAAAATGCTTGCTGCCTATCAAGAGGCGGCAGACTGCGATGAATATCTCTTCGGAGATTATGATTACTGTTCAGAATGGATGAATGATACGGAGGGTCTTTGACCCTCTTTTTTTATAAATATCCTTATAAAGGATATTAAAATAGTAACATGAAGTCCCTGTCACAGTCAGAATACGGAGAACTTAGATCTCTTTATAATCAAGTTTATGCTTCACCAGAAGTAGAAATCACCGAAGAACTCATCGATGAAATTTTTGATGAGTTACTAGATGAACTCGTAGAAGAGGGATATGAGCAGGAAGAAGCAATTGAAATTTTGGATGAAGCAATTGATGATTATCTTGCGGAAGGATATTATGATAGTGCTGTTTCAGGATCTAAGAAAAATGCTGCTGCATTAGACAGAGCAGCAAGACAGAAGAGAAGAGCAGGTCAGGCTAAGTATTACAAGAGAAAGGCAGGAGAGGCACTGAGCGGTGCTAAGAAGGCAGTCAAGGGTGCTGTAGACACCGCTAAGAAGAAGGCAGCAGGAGCCGCCACTACCGCTGTAGTTGCTGGTTCCCTGGCAAAGAAAACTGTTCAAGATGCTCCTGGTAAGGCAAGAGAAGCGGCATCAGACGCCAAGAAGAAGGCAAAGAGCGGCATCAAGGGATTCATCAAACGTCAGGCAGAGAAGGTCGTAAAGCGCATGAGTGAAGAGGTAGAGGCACTCAAAGCAACTGGTAAGTTTTCTGATAAGGAGATTGAAGCATTCATGAATGCAGAGTGATACAAAACTCACATAATACTCAGGGGACTTGACAAGTCCCCTTTTTTTGTCTAGACTAGGTTTGTCCCGGTTAAAGATAAATAATAGCTCATTGAGATCTATAAGATGAGCTTGGATATAAATACTAATGTAAGTTATGAGAATCCATGGACGTTTGATAACAAACCTTTTGATAGCATTGATATTGGGGACTACTTCGGGTTTGTTTATCTCATTACCAATAAGTCCAACTCACGACGCTACATTGGTAGAAAGTATTTTTGGTCGTTCAGAAAACCACCAGGTAAAAAAAGAAAAGTAAAACAAGAATCGGATTGGAAGAAGTATTACGGTTCTTGCCCAGAATTAAAAGAGGATTTAAAAAAATACGGTAAAGAGACTTTCAATAGAGAAATAATAAGTCTCCACACCACGAAGGGTAATTGTAACTTTGAGGAAACTAAGCAGTTATTCTTAAATAACGTCTTATCTGAGGCACTTGACGACGGCAGTCCAGCGTATTACAATAGCAACATCCTTGGACGCTACATGCGAAAAGATTATGGTAACTTTGGAAGACACCCTGAAAGCGACACATGACTGGGCAATAGATCGTATACATACTCTTTGTGATATTCCTACTTATGACGTTGTAGATACCATAGAAGATGCACATGCCATTAAGGCAGAATTCAGTGAGTGGTTAGACCCAAAAATCGAAGACCATGAAATCTATTCACTAGAATACTTAGGAGACACGGATGACTAACGGAGCATCAGACAGTTTTAAGAAACGAATACTAAAAGAATGTGAAAAGTTGGCTGGGGATGGTCAGCATATTGAAGCAAGTCAACTGTTTAGGACTTATTTCCCAGAGTTTGGGTCAGCACTCCCTGACAGATTTGACACGGTGCGAGTTTAGTGTTACACTACATAAACTTGTGCCGACAGAGATTTTATCTCTATGCGGATGCCGAGTTCAATCGATTTAATGTTTAAGACCATTGCTGCTACAACTCTACTTACGGCAAGTGCGGCTTGTGCGTATCCTACTATCAACCAGATAGCAAGTCCACCTGTTGTTGAGATTAAAGTTGTAGAGAAGACTTGGAAGTGCCCTGGATGTAATGACAACGAAAGATATGTCCTAGCACAACTCCAAGAGAATACAAAAATTAGAGATAAGAATGCTCTGTCAACTATCTTGGGAAACATTAAGGCAGAGTCTGGTTTCCGCCCTAATGTGTGTGAGGGTGGTGCCATCGTTCCTTATGAGAGGTGCTATCGTGGTGGGTATGGTCTGATTCAGTGGACTACTCAAAAACGATATGATGGTCTGGGAACCTTCTGTAAGAAATATGGTTGCAATCCTAGCAGTATTGAAGGGCAGACTCGTTATATGATAAATGAATCCCAGTTCCAAAAAATTCTTCCAGAGTTTGAGGGATATGGATTTACTGTTGACCAGTATATGGTTGGTGCCTACTATTGGTTAGGATGGGGCATCAAAGGATATCGGCAACAGTATGCTTATAACTATACAAAACGACTTGTGTGGGCATGATTAAGAAAGTAATTAAAAAAGGAATTAAATACGTCAAGAAAGTGTTTATTCCTAGGAGTGAGTTTATTGAAGAAACTCCTAAAAAACCTGAAAAGAAACAATCGACTTATACAGGAGTTGTTGCCCCTGTTGCTACTCCTTTTGATTCTTGGTTTTCTAAACCTGTAAAGAGTGAAAAGGTTGTTGCTTATGAAAAGCACGTTGCTCAAAAAATTGAAGAGCAAAAGATTATTGAAGCAGCACAACCTAAGAAAGAACCAGAAGATATTCATCAGCAGATGTATGCACGTGCTTCCAAGTTTTTTGGATCCTGGCAGGAGAATGTTGGTGGTTCTGAAAACTTCCAGTCTGGTCCTGGTGGTTGGAACTCTGGCACTGGTATGAGGCAATTTAATTAATGGATTACACCAGAGAGCAGATGAGACTTCGTGAGCAGTCGATTGAAATCCTTTTTAAAACCTTTGGTCAAGATAACATGAATACTTCAATGTATGAGTGTGTTGATGAATGGATTGCCAAAGGAAATGTGACTACTGCTGGACTGGTTAAATACTACAAAGCATATTACACATCATGAGAAATGCTATTATTGCTGGTTTACTTTTTGGACTAGCACATGGAATGAGTGTTCCCGTTAATGCTGAGGAACAAAAACTCAAAAAAGGATTCTATAGTATGGATGCTATGGGTTGCATGATTACACGAGAATGCACCAAAGATGTCCGACGAATCCAAAGTATCAACGATATTCGTAAAGAGTATCCTGATTCTGATTTTGATACTATTGCTGACGAGTTTGACTCGATGCTGGTATCCCTTGATAAAATCGGAGTTATGGTTTTTCTAGGAGCAGAAAAATATTTCCCTGTTGGGCATCGTGGTGTTTATCATACGGTGTCCAACAATTTTTATTTGAATGAAAGGTTTATGCATCGTCCACACGTCCTGATGACTGTGATGCGACACGAAGGTTGGCACGCCGCACAAGACTGTATGGCAGGCACTATTGATAATAGTATGATTGCTATCATCAAACCAGAAGAAGAAGTGCCTAAACTCTGGCGTGAAATTGTAGAAGAAAGTTATCCACCATCTGCTGTGCCCTGGGAAGCAGAAGCAAAGTGGGCAGGAAAGACTGAGGGTATGACTGCTAAGGCATTGAAGTCTTGTGCTGCTGGCACGATGTGGACTGACTACAAACCAACACCATTAACTGAGAAGTGGTTGCGTGAAGAGGGTTTTATAAACTAAATATAAGAGCCTTGCTCTTGTTAAATGCCAGAAGAAGTTAAAGAAGTTTCTAAAGAAGAAGAGAAGAAGAAAGGTTTATTTGGTAAAATTAAAGCTGCTGCTGATGACCATGAAGGTCAATTAGAAGCAATTAGCACCATGGTCAGACTTGGTATTCTTGTTTGGTCTGGTGGTATTCTGACTCTTGCTTATATTAAACTCCCTGCTGCTTTTGGTATTCCTGAGCAAAAACTTGATCCTACTTTCATTGCATCAGTCTTCACTGGTGTTTTAGCTACGTTTGGTGTCCAGACTGCTAAGAAATCTGGTGATGGTACAATGAAGATGGGTGGTGCTGGTGGAGTATCCAAAGCAGACCTTGAGAAACTTATTGCTGCTGCCGCCCAAACCGCACCTGCTCAAACCATTCGTATCGAACAAGCACCTCTCCAAATTACTGGTGTAGCACCAGATAAGAAAGGAGGAGAACCACCTGTAATGCCTACGGTATAGTAAAATGTTATTCTTAACTATGTTTATTATTGGACATATGGAAATCGGTAATGGTATATGCCGAACCGATTTGATGATGACTGACTATCCTATTGCTATTGAATATCCTTGCGAGTATTATTCAGAACTTGCTGATTTAGAAAAATGATATGGAAATCTACTGCCTCTCCAGACAGTGAACCAACAACAGAAAACAAACCGAAACGGTCTCCATTCAAGTGGGTAGTACTCACTGTGGGGACCGTTTTTGGTGCCGCACATTTTGGTGTGATTGGACACCTGATGAATAAGACACAGATTCCTATTATCAATCTACCAGTCGGTGAATATACTGCCTATCAGGTAGAAGCATATGAAGGTGGATATCGTATCCAATACCGTGCTAATGCTCCTACTGTGATGGGTAAGGATAAAGTTATTGTGAAGAAGAATGGTTTCTTCGGTATCGGTGGAGACACCAAGATAATTCAGAAAGAAGAATACACTATGGATGGAGCGATTCATCTCCAGGGTGGTGAAGTGGGAAAGTTAACTGCTCAAAAGATAGAGTGTATCAAGGCGGAAGGTGGTGGCGAAAATGCAGGTAGATTGGTTGGAACTAGTATTGGTGCTTCTGCTGCCCCAATGTTTGCTAATATTCCTTATATTGGTTGGTTGGCAGCAGGATGGATAGCAATGTTTGGTGGAAATACTGGTGCCGAAATCGGTGGAGAAATTGCTACTATAGGTAAAGACTGTGAATGATGTAAATGATCCCGTTTGGTCAGTTATTATACTTTTATGCTGTGGACTCGCATTTACGGCATATTGTGTCATATATATCTTACGCCTAGCATTTCAGGAACTAGAAGAAAATGTCCAAACGACTCAAAGCGAAGAAGAAGGGCAAACAGTCCAAACAGTTCCAGGGGAATGCGACGGCGAGGAAGGCGAAGAACGGGGGTAAAAAATAATGCCCGAAATACAACTTAAAGACGCGGAACAGGACCAGAAGATAGCACTTCTGGAACACCGCATTGAAGAAAATGAAAAACTAACTGAGGAACTTCGTAATCGCATTCGTAAGAATGAAAAGTGGATTACAGGTGCTGGTGCAATTATTACCGCCCTTATTACTATCATCGGTTTAGCAGATGCATTAGATGCAAAGGAGGTCAATTATGGGAGCAATGGTTCCACCCAGCAGGAAGTCGTGCTACAACTTCAGGGTAGTCGAAATAAA